ACGAAAAGCCAATGACCTGCTAGACGCATACGAAGCGGCAGAAGCCAGGCAAAGAGCAAAGGAGCGGCGCAAGTGATTGTACGAGAGCTATTCGCGAAGCTGGGCCTCTCGGTAGACGCTGCCTCGTTTGCCGTGGCTGACCACATGCTGGGAGCGGTCAAAAGCGGGCTCGGGCTGCTCGTGTCCGGTGCTGCGCGCGCTGGCGCTGAGATGCGCGACGTGATCACTCGCACGGTCGAAACGGCGTCTGCGCTGAATGATACATCGGTCGCGCTCGGTGTCACCACTGAGGCGCTTCAAGAGCTGGGCTATGCGGCGCAGCTCAACGGCTCATCCCTCGAAGGAATGGCCGACGGGCTGCGCAAGCTCTCGATTCACATGCAGGCCGCAGCGGAAGGTGGCGGCGAAGCTGCGGAAGTTTTCCGCAAGCTGGGCGTGTCTGTTAGCGAAGGTGGAAAACTTCGGACTGCCGATGCTGTGCTCGAAGACATCGCCGAGAGGTTTAAGGCGATGCCCGATGGTGCGCGTAAGGTCGCGACGGCCATCGATCTGTTTGGCAAGTCCGGCGCATCGCTCATTCCAACCCTGACGATAGGTCGCGAGGAACTGGTCAAGCTGCGCGAGGAGGCCCGCGGGCTTGGCGTGGTCATGACCAAAGAACTGATCGAATCTGGCGACACGCTTGGCGATACCTGGGATAAGCTCAAGTTTGCGGCGGACGGGCTACGGTACGCCATCGCGTCGTCGCTGCTGCCTGGAATCAATGAGACGCTCGGGGCAACCATCGAGTGGATCAAGGCAAACCGAGTGCTCGTGTCCTCGCGCCTGGGGCTTGTGTTTCAAGCCATGGGGGCAGGAATCCGCGCGCTTGGCGCTGGGCTGGCGCTGGTCTGGCGCGTGCTGGGTTTTGTGATCGATCGGTGGAAGCTGTTCTCTGTTCTGCTTCTGTCCACTCTTGCCGCTGTCGTCTTGGCGAACGCAGGAGCGGTCATCTCGTTTCTGTCGCTTCAGGCAGCTGCGGTCGCAGCGGCAATCGCCAGTGCGGCGGCATGGGCGGCGGCGGCGGCTCCGGTGCTTGCTCTGGCTGCCCTCATTGCCTTGGTCGTGCTCGCGCTTGAAGACATCTGGGTTTTTCTGCATGGTGGCGAGTCGCTCTTTGGCAAGCTGGGAATCGAGATCAAAAAAGTGTTCGATCAGTTTCTCGCTGCCGGTCCACAGCCGGGCGAGCACTGGATGATCAAGATTTTGCGTGCGGCGCTCATCTATCTTCGGGCTGTCGGGAACTACTGGATCTGGATCTTCGACAAGATTTTCGCTGGCGTCGGATGGCTGGCAAACAAGATTGAAGGGCTGGTCGGACGCTTGGAGCAACTCGCCACGGCAGCAGGACAAAAGCTGACCCAGAGCGGGATCACGGGCGCTGTCAAAAAAACCGGTTCTGCCGTCCTTGGTGCGCTCGACAAAGCGGGCGCGGCAGTCGGTCAGACTGCGGAAACGGTCACACAGAGGCTCTTTATCCAGCCGCTTCCGAGTGTGCGCCTCATGCCAACCGAGGCACCCCAAAGCAAGGCTATCACCGCGTCCTATGCGCCGACCATCGTGCAGCAGCCGGGCCAGAGCGGGGCAGAGATAGCAGCAGAGTCACAGCGCCTGTTTGAGCAATGGATGTCGAGCCAAGTCGAAGGGGCCAGCGCGTCCCTGGTGAGTCGCTGACCCATGGCAGAACTGAGCAAATACACCGGCCCGACGATGATCGGCGACATTGCAATCGACTGCACTGTCACCGAGACACACACGAGCACGGCAACCGTCACGGAGCATCCTGTCGAGTCGGGCAGCAACATCACCGACCACATCCGACCGGAGCCGGTGCAACTCTCCGTAAACGGCATCATCACCAATACGCCGATCGGAGCGCAGCAGACCCAGCGAGTAATCAGCGCGGGCGGTCTATCGGTGACGACGACGCAGCTTGAAGCCGCACCAAATACGCTTGGGTATGCCCAGACGGCGTGGAAAAAACTTGACGCCTACCGCATCGCTGCGCGTCCGATCAAGGTCATCACCAGGGATCGCACGTACGAATCCATGGCAATGATGAGCTTGACGGTCCCCAAGACGGCCAAGACCGGCGATGCCCTGGAGTTTACAGCGACGTTCAAAGAGGTGCGCATCGTCGAGAATCGGACCACTCGCCGCGTTGTCGCCAAGGCTCCCAAGTCCCACAAAAAGGTAGACACCGGAAAGCAGCCGACAGCGAAGCAGACACCGGAGCGGTATCGCTCCATCTTGGATTCGACGACGGGCGACGAATCAATCGCCAAAGCACAGGGCTTTATCCGGTCCTTTGGGGGTAGGTGATGGTTGAGATACCGCTGAAGACCGACCTGCCACACTTCACCGTCGTCGTTGAGCTTGACGGGCTTAATTACCGTCTTGAGTTCCGCTGGAATACCCGCGAATCGTGCTGGTACATGCACATGTACGACGCCGACGAGACGTTGATACAAGCGTCGCTCAAGTGTGTTGTGGGCTGGATGGTCGGCATCCTTGAATGCGTTGACTCGCGCAGACCGCCGGGCGGATTCCTGTTTCACGACACGTCTCGCGGAGATGTGGACCCGACGTGGACACTGGGAAAGGATGTCTTTTACTTCGACGAGTTGCGGCGCGTGCCTGGATACGGCGAGCTAGGAGATCGCGTGCGGCTGTACTACGTCGAGCTGGCGGACCTCCTCGCATGAGTCGCCTACAAGACAGACGGGTCAGACTGCTGATCGCAAACCGAGTAGCAGAAGACTACAAGTCACTGACGACGGACGTGACGGAAATCACCGATCTGCGCGTCAAGTTTTCTGTTAAGAAATCGTCGGCCAAGGAACCAAACACAGCAGAAGTCACCGTCTCGAATCTATCACCGCAGCGTCGGGCGTCCCTGCAAACGAAGGGTGTCAAGTTTGTCTTGGAATGTGGATATGTCGAAACCGGAGTAAAGCAGATCTTCCAAGGCGACGTGCGGCAAGTCGTACATCGACGCGAGGGCGCGGACTGGCAGACCGAAATCAAATCAGGCGACGGAGAGCGAGCGTTTCAGTTTGCCCGCGTGTCGGAATCGTTTGGGTCCAAGAGTTCGCGCGGCGACGTGCTGCGCAAGCTCGTCGCGGCGTTCGGTCTAGGTCAAGGCAACGTCTCACAGGTGGCCGCTAAGCTCGTCGGAAAGTTCGACCAAGGGTTTGTGGCACATGGCCCCGTGAGCCGAGAGATGGATAAGGCGCTTGCGGGCACCGGCTACGGATGGTCGATACAGGACGAGCAGCTTATCATTCTGTCGGATTCCCAGGTCAGCGGTCAGGACGTGCCGGAGTTGACCCCGCAGTCAGGCCTGATCGGATCGCCCGAGTTCGGCGCTCCGCTCGTGAAGGGCGGGAAACCGCTGCTCACGTTTCGGTGTCTGCTCAATGCGAACATCAAACCCGGTGCCCAAGTCTCGATCAAGTGCGAGCGCTTCCCGCTTGGCGTGGCTGTAAAGTGCGTCAAGGTCGAGCACAGCGGAGACACTCACGGACAAGACTGGTACACAAACGGGGAAGGGGTGACGCTGTGAACAGGCCGACGACGCTACAGGATCTTCTGTCCAAGTTCCGCGAATCGATGGCTGCACAGATCCACACGGCGCTACCTGGCAAAATCGTCCGGTACGACGCGAGCACGCAGAAGGCGGACGTGCAGCCGCTCATTAAAGACCGCTACACTGACGAAGCCGGGGCGCTCCAGGTCCGAACCTTGCCAGTAATCCCAGCCGTCCCGGTGCAGTTTCCAGGCGCGGGCGGGTATCGGATTACGTTCCCGGTCGGAGAGGGCGACACCGGACTGCTTCTCTTTGCCGAGTCCAGCTTGGACAAGTGGCTCGTGGCTGGCGGCACGGTGGACCCAGAGGACGACCGGCGGCACGATCTGACCGATGCTGTGTTTTTCCCCGGGCTGCGCGACTTTGGCCACGCTCTGACAAGCGCACCAACCGACCGCGCGACGTTTGGAAAAGACGACGGGCTACAAATCCACATCGACGGTAACAAGCTGCGCCTCGGAAGCAATACGCCTGTCGAGCTTGAAAAGATCGCATGTGGGGACACGCTGTGGAACTTCCTCACGTCGCCAAATCCTCTGCTAGGTCTGATCGCGTGGCTTGCGAGCCATACGCATCCGACCCCCGCGGGCGCGTCATCGGCACCCACAGCGCCGCCGCCGACGCCCACCGACTTCCGATCCAGCTCGGTTGAGGTGAAAAAGTGAGCTATCAGAAAATCACCGACTTCGGGCTCGATGCAAACGGAGACGAGTACGCGGACGCGACCGGACTCGCCATGACCGGCGACCTCGATGGAATCCGTCAACAGGTCATGCTGCGGCTGGGATTCTTCAAGGGTGAATGGTTCCTCGACGAAGAAACGGGACTGCCCTGGTATGAAGAGATTCTCGTCAAAAACCCGAACATGATCCGCATCCGTGACATCTTCCGCGCGGCGATCTTGTCGGTCCCTGGGATTCGCACGGTGACGTATCTCGACGTGCAGTTCACCGGGGCGCGAACCGTAACCGTTGATTTCCGCGCTGATACCGACCTGGGAGAGCTTGGTATCGTGCTATCAGGAGTGCCCAGCTAATGGCCTACGGATTACAACTAGAAGGTTTTGTCCCCAAGCCGCAGGACGTGATCAAGACAGAGCTTGATACCGCCTACAAAGACACATTTGGCGCACAGCTCGGGAGTAATCCCGATGGCTCGATCCCAGCCGACAGCGTAGCGGGGCAGCGTATCGGGCTGCATGCCGAACGCATGGCCGATCTGTGGGAAGTCGGTCAGGCGCTGGCATCGAGCAAAGACCCAGACGGAGCGACCGGGCGACAGCTTGATATCCTGTGCGCAATCACNCGGGCAGGCGCTGGCATCCAGCAAAGACCCAGATGGCGCGACCGGGCGACAGCTCGACATCTTGTGCGCAATCACGGGAACTACGCGAAACCCAGAGCGTAAAACTGTCGGAACCGTGACGCTGACAGGCGATCCGCTCACGTTGGTAGTTGCTGGCTCGACGGTATCGATCCCGGTGGTAGGGACGCGGTTTGGTACCGACGCAAACGCGACCACGGTGGCGGTCGCGGCGTGGGTCGTGAACACCGCCTACGCGCTCGGCGACCGAGTCACAAATGGAGCTGCACCGGCTCGCGTCTATCAAGCAGTCGCCCCGGGAACATCTGCGCTGGTCGGTCCGGGCCCGAGCGGTACCGGGGCCTCGATTGTAGATGGCACTGTAACATGGTCCTATGTGGGCGATGGCACCGCAGCGGTAGATGTTGCGATCACAGCAGAAGTCGCTGGCCCCTTTGCAGCGCTCACCGGCCAGATCACGCAGATCGATTCCCCGGCCAGCGGCTGGAAATCGGTACGCAACATGGCGGACTGCGCGACCGGTGCCTATGTCGAGACGGACGCCAGCTTGCGCAATCGGCGACTAAATGAGCTTCCGGGTCGCGGCAATGGTCCACTCCCGGCGATCCGCGCAGACCTGCTTAAAGTCGGACAGGGCACGGGGAATGCCGTCACGGATTGCGTCGTCTTCGAGAACGTGACCGATGTGGTGGATGTGAACGGAATCCCGGCGCACAGTTTTGAGGCGGTGGTACTCGGTGGACTCGATGCCGATATCAGACAGTCGATTTTCGACACCAAGCCCGCGGGTATTCGGTCTCACGGTGGGGTGACAGGAACTGTCACAGATTCGACCGGCATCTCACACACGATCAAGTTTTCCCGTCCCACGACCTAC